CACTTGTACCACTCGTTCCACTTGTGCCGCTACTTCCGCTTAAACCACTACTACCACTTGATCCACTGGTTCCGTTTGAGCCGCTTGTACCGTTAGTTCCACTTGTACCACTTGAACCACTTGAACCACTACTTCCGCTTGTACCATTTGATCCACTTGTGCCGCTTGTACCACTTGTGCCACTAGTTCCATTTGATCCACTTGTACCGCTTGTACCACTGGTTCCATTTGAGCCGCTTGTGCCATTACTACCACTTGTACCACTCGTTCCACTTGTGCCGCTACTTCCGCTTAAACCACTACTACCACTTGATCCACTGGTTCCGTTTGAGCCGCTAGTACCGTTAGTTCCACTTGTACCACTTGTACCACTTGAACCACTACTTCCGCTTGTACCATTTGATCCACTTGAACCACTTGTACCATTTGATCCGCTAGTACCACTTGTACCACTTGTACCACTTGTACCGCTAGTACCACTTGTACCGCTAGTACCGTTAGTTCCACTAGTTCCACTAGTTCCGTTTGTTCCACTCGTTCCGTTTGTTCCACTTGAACCACTTGAACCACTTGTGCCGTTAGTACCACTTGTGCCGCTAGTACCGTTAGTTCCACTAGTTCCACTACTACCACTTGTACCATTAGTACCACTTGTACCACTGGTTCCGCTGGTTCCGTTAGTTCCATTACTACCGGAAGAACCGCTACTTCCACTTAAACCACTACTGCCACTTGTACCGTTCGTACCACTGGTCCCGCTTGTACCACTAGTCCCACTTGTACCACTCGTACCACTTGTACCACTCGTACCACTCGTACCGTTTGAACCACTTGTACCATTTGAACCACTTGTACCATTTGAACCGCTTGTACCATTACTGCCACTAGTGCCGCTACTACCACTACTTCCACTGGTACCACTACTACCACTTGTGCCATTAGTACCACTTGTACCACTGGTTCCGCTGGTGCCACTTGTACCGTTTGTTCCATTACTTCCACTAGATCCGCTTGATCCACTACTGCCACTGGTGCCGTTACTACCACTTGTACCACTTGTACCACTAGTTCCACTCGTACCACTAGTTCCACTTGTACCATTTGTACCACTGGTTCCGCTAGTACCATTTGTACCACTGGTACCGTTACTTCCACTTGTACCACTGCTTCCACTACTACCACTAGACCCGCTTAGTCCGCTTGATCCACTTGTACCACTTGTACCGCTAGTACCACTTGTACCACTCGTACCACTTGTTCCGTTTGTTCCATTAGTACCGCTTGTTCCACTACTTCCACTACTTCCACTACTTCCACTACTTCCGCTTGATCCACTAGTACCACTTGTACCACTTGTACCACTAGTGCCACTTGTTCCACTAGTGCCACTTGTTCCACTAGTGCCGTTTGACCCACTAGTGCCACTTGTTCCATTACTACCACTTGTCCCGTTTGAACCACTACTACCGCTGGTACCACTTGATCCACTTGTTCCACTTGTTCCGCTGGTACCACTTGTTCCACTTGTACCGTTGGTACCATTAGTACCGTTACTTCCACTGCTGCCACTTAAACCACTTGTACCGCTAGTACCACTTGTGCCGCTACTTCCGCTTAAACCACTACTACCACTTGTACCACTGGATCCACTTGTTCCACTGGATCCACTTGTCCCACTTGTACCACTTGTCCCACTGGATCCACTTGTTCCGTTGCTACCACTACTACCGCTGCTTCCACTTGAACCACTGGAACCACTACTGCCGCTTGTACCACTGGTTCCGCTTGTTCCGCTTGTTCCATTTGTTCCACTTGTACCATTTGTACCATTACTTCCACTGCTGCCACTTAAACCACTTGTACCGCTAGTACCACTTGTTCCGTTGCTACCACTAGTGCCGCTTGTTCCACTTGATCCACTACTTCCACTTGTTCCACTTGATCCACTTGATCCGCTACTTCCACTTGTTCCATTGGTTCCACTTGTGCCACTTGTTCCACTAGTTCCACTAGTTCCGCTACTTCCACTTGTTCCACTACTTCCACTTGTACCGCTTGTACCGCTTGTACCGCTTGTACCGCTTGTACCACTGGTACCGTTAGATCCGCTGCTACCACTTGTACCGGACGATCCACTGCTACCACTCGTACCAGATGATCCACTTGTACCTGAAGAACCTGATTTTCCACTTGTGCCACTGGTACCTCCTGTTCCGGTTGTACCACTTGTGGTACTGGTACCACTTGTACCATTTGTTCCTCCTAAAATACCACTACTGCCGTTTGTACCACTGCTTCCGTCTTCACCACTGGTACCACTTGTACCAAATCCACCGCTTTCACCACTACTACCTCCTTCTCCACTAGTTCCACTGGTACCGTTACTACCACTTGTTCCTGAAGATGTACTTATACCGCTGGTACCACTTGTGGTGCTGGTACCACTTGTTCCAGCTGAACCTTTTTCGCCGCTACTACCGCTAGTACCACTTGTACCTGTTCCAGATGTACCGCTTGTGCTTACATTACTACCTATAGCAAAAACATAACCACATGCAGGAAATGAAAATTTTATTGTGGCTGTATTTTTATTGTTTAAAGTTACACTTTCAGGTATTATTTGATTAAAATTTTGATCATATACAATGAACAATACAAATTCCGAATTTAAATTATGATTATATACCCATGTATCTGTTTTTTGATTACAGGAAAATTCTTGTATGGACTGTGTATTTTTTTGTAAATTGGCATTACAATTAATGATAACACGTAATTCTTCAATTATTTTAAGAAACAGAGGTGTAGTAGGATCTTTAAAAGTCGCTGTTAATTTTTTATAGTCATACAAAGCATTATCCAATTTTAATGGAGCAACTTCGCATGGATCTTTTTTCAATGTTGACATTTCTTATAAATATAACAAAAACAACTAAGTAGCGTCTACATAGTGTTAAAAAAATATAAATATTAACTATATTTAGTTAAATAGAGAAATTGGTATTCGTCTCCATTGACCTGTACTATAAATATAAAAATAATTACCGTCGTAGCTTACCCAGCCATCTTCTCCATAGTCACTTGATTGATAAGGTACTTGATGATAGAATTTATCAGGAAATCTTTGAAATATTCTAAAAGCTGTATTTATAGGTCTTCTATTAGCTGTAGTGTATATGGGATTACCATTACAGTCATAACCACTTATATAAGTTTGACTACTATAATCATAATCAAATGTAGATATTTCTCTTTTTAACCACCCCGATGGATATTGATATACATAAATATATTTACTATCATAAGCTAACCAACCATTTTCTCCATAATCAGTGATGGATTTAGGAGCTGGGTGAAATGGAGTATTAATTGTATTTTGATAATTTGATGGTATTTTATTATAACCATCCAAATTGGTTACTTCATTTGGCTTTAGTGCCATTGTACCTTGACCTGTTACATCTGTGTAATCCAATGGACTATCTTTTAGATTACTACTGTTTTTAATAACATTATGTTCAATTGCACTCATTTCTCCAGCACTAGCTACAGCATTTTCTTGCAACATTACTTTTCTTACAGTAAATAGCTTTTGAGTGGTATTTTTTACCCCGTTTAAATTTGTTATATAATTATCATTTAGCAAGTAAGCGTTGACATTTATATCGAATGATGTTTTGATATTACGATCTTCACCGTCGTTAACTTCTTGTTCGATGCTATAACTATCTATTCTAGCTCTAAATTTAAATCTCTCTGCATCACCCCAGTAGTCTTTAGCTGCGTAGTTTATTTGTTCCAATAGTTTATTATTTTGATCTACATAATCGGTCCAAATGATGCATTCGTATGTTATATTTACTTGAACTGGCAAACTCACACTATAAATCTGTTTGGTTGGCTTACTTGGAAATACGCCTTTATTCATTAAATCGAACCGGTCATACTTATTCTTCTCGCTATAATTCATTATAGTTTCATAATTTAAATAACGATTAAATGTTGCAAGATCTTTGTTATTCTCAACACTTTTTCTACGAATCATTATGGCTGGCAACAATATTTTGCCTTGGTTATCTCTAATATTGCCAAACTTTTTCATAGCAAACCATCTTTCTGGATTGCCGTATATAACTGGCACTTTTACAACTTCACCATTATCATTAACTTGAAGTCTGAGTGTATTGTTTAAAGTATTAATAATAGCTGTATCAACGTCTAATAAAGTGACTGTGAAATTCTTCTCTTTATCAGTGTCACGGCGAGTTGCGTTGGCTCTATTATAAAGCTTTTTAACATCTGATTGAGCCGATGCGTTTTCAATCGGATTTGGCGGCGGATTTACATTATTATTTGGACCCCAAGCCATAAATTATGTTTGTCTTTCTACGAGGTTAAGTTTACTTAGTCTTGTGTAATGTGTATTAACAATCAAACTCCAAGACTTATCTGGATGTCCACCCAAGAATTGCTCTTGAACAACATTATCAATTTCGTAATAACGTTCATTATACAGAACCAAATCTCCAATTTCTGGAAAATAATTGGTGGTAATACAATCACGTTCTCTAAATCTATAAACGATATCTTGTTTTCTATCAGGACCATAACCCTGAGATCCATCGGCAGTTATGTCTTCACGTTGCACAAGACAACTTAAATCAATGCCTGAATAGAAAATTTTACCTTTATCACTGCTACTTTCGCCATAAATATTGGTATTGGTTTCATAAGCAGCAATCTTAAATACTTGAACAACACATTCGATTATATCACCTATTAATTCCGAGTTTACACTACCCAAGAAGTTTATGTCTCTTGGAGAAAAATATCTTCCAGGCGAATAATTGTTATTGTAAATGCCAACATCTTTACGAGTTGATGTCCAATATTGTTTAAATTTTGGATCGGTTTTTGGATACTGTGGAGATACAGGTGCTGCCATATGTTTTATCCTATATAAATATGTAAAGGTACACGGGACAACATCTTATTCATTTCTTCACTTTCTTTTCCTTTATTTTCCAATTGATTAACACGAAGCGTCTTTTCCAACATATCTCTTAGTTTTTCAAGCAATGAATCTTTTTCTTCTTTAGCTTCAGAACGAAGTTCAGCACCATCAAGAGTTACTTCGCCGCCAGGAATTGGTACGGTACTATATTTTTGAAGAATACGACCCAATGTTTCCTTACACAACGCTAAGAAATATTTTTTAATCCACTGTTTACCAGGCTGATTTACCTTACAGTATGTACAGTATTCATATGGAATATCACTTGGATCGCTTATATATTCATAACGAGATCCGCTATAAAAGTTAGTAATATCACGTTCACTTTCAACGATGTAATCTATATACACTCTGAAATTATCAGTTGGAATTGGAAATATTCTCAACTTGTTGTTGCCTAGAATTTCAAAGCTGTAAGCACTTTTACGAACCATATCATTGAATTCGATAGCTTGTACACGTTCCAAATCTTCGAATATAGGAGTCATCAAGAATTGTGTAGCTGGACTATATGCGCTGAATCCCATTTCACTGAGTACGTTGCTGTAACTCATACCTGTCATACTAAATGGATCATAAATACGTGCAATAGCTGGGGGTCGATGATGAAATACTCTTTTTACTTCTATACGAGAACCAGTTAAATGTTCAATGTCTCGGCCAATTAGTATGTTTAAGTCATACACCTGATTGGTAGCAGATGGATTGATACTTCCACTAATAGTTACATAATTACGTTTAACTTCAACTTCGCCACCAACAAGTGCTTCTGCTCCGTATTGCTTACTCAATTGAATTGTAAAAGGTAAACCTGTACTTTTTACACCTAGTCCTGTTAAATTGCTGTATTTAGCTTGAGGTAAACCTTGTAAATTAACCATATTATTAACGATATTAAATTCATTAACAACGCGGTTATACTCCAATACAGATTCTTCAAAACAAGCGTAAAAATTAACATCGATCATTTCTATATCGATGATTGGATACCCCAAACGTTTCGCTGCCCACATAGCGCTGCTACTACAATCGTTTTCAAATGTAGTTTCGCCAGATCCTGTGTTGCAACTTTCGCTTAAGTAATAACCAAATGGCACAGTGTCTTGGGTAACACTGCTACCACTTCCAGGCCATCTTACCCTATCGGAGTCAAGATTAGCACTCATATCTTAGTCCACCCTTTCACGTTTTTTACAACTCTGTCTTTTTTTAAGAAATAACCAATGTCTCCATTTGTTAATATATTAATAGATGGATTGTTACTATTTAATTTTTTCATTTGTTCAATTAAATCAAATCGTGTACCATTAATAATATCTCCATTAAATTTATTTTTGAGTGTATAAATATTTTTATCTGCAGCTGGATTATTTAATCCTAATTTTGATTGTCTTATCTTTTCTTTTACTTCAGGTCTACTATTAACTTCAATTGCAATCAATCTTTGTTTTTCTTTATTTTCCGGTTTATTTTTTGTCAAAATCATCTTTTCTAAAGCAATCTTATTTCTACGCATTACATTATTATCTCCACGATTTGCAATACTTATTTTTTCTTTTGTTTCTTCGGTGTGTTTCTTTCCAAAAAAAGTTCCTTTATCACCAGAATAAATATCTATTTTAGTTCCGGGTTTACCCGTTTCAATGATTAAATTTGCCCAATCGCCACTTTTAACTATATCAAATTTGTTACTATAATCTATACACAACTTACTAAATTCTTCAATTCTATCTAAATCATATTTAGCAATTATTTCTGTATTTATATGTTTTCCGTGGACTTTTAAATGGTTATTCCATCTTGTTCCGGAACCTTTATATGAAATAGCTTTGGAATCACTAGTAGTAACTCTCTTACAAAGATATCTCATTCCAGTTACAGAATGGGTTTTAACCAATAGATACAAATATTTCTTGACATTAGCACTCATTAATTATAAATATCT